CAATAAATTTTACAATTACAGCAGTCCCTCCTATTTAGGAGTTGCCGTTTATTTGCATAACACCTCAATGGTAAGTAGACGTCTTTTGCAAAGTAGCGTACTAGTCTATCTATGAAAATCATATATAATAGTTTAGTATCTTACCTCCTTAACTAGTTTTGTAAACCTAAGTGAGTTGAATTGAATATTTTTTTAAACACAAAACATTCCAATATGAACGGTAACCTTATTTCTATTAAGCACCTTTGCAGAATCAGTGACAAGGCAATTGCGGAACAGATTGACGAGCGATGGTTCAACCTGTCCCCAAATTTCCAGCGTGATTTCACACCGTGGAATAATAAGATGCAGACACGTTTAATCGAATCAATTCTTCTTCAAAGATCTATGAATCCTCTATGGGTGATTCCTAGCCCCGACCAACTCTCGGATGAAATTTTCGATGGAATGCATCGTTGTAAAACGATTTTGAGATTTTTGAAAGGAGATTTCAAGCTCAAAGGCAATGAACTACTGGAATTATCTCCTGATATGTATCACAACAAGACATTCAAAAAATTGTCGATCACTGATCAACAAACTATAAATAACTTTACATTATCCTTGAACAAGCTTTCTTTCGAGATACGCAATGATTACAAGAAAATGAAGGACCATTACATGATTTTAAACAGGTCATCCAGTAGTTTAAATTGGCAAGAGTTGAACAAAGTGTTCATGTACCCCTTATTCGATTACCTAAAGACCCATTTTCATGTGTTGGTAAACCAAACAACTTTCTCTAAGAGTGAGGGGAGTCGATTCAGTCTACAGGGAACATTGATTGAGATATTGGCCAACAGCACCATGCCTGTCGATGCGAAATGGTCATCTTTACCTGATATGGCGGATAAGTGGATCCAAAAAGCTTTCGTTGACCCCGTCAAAGATGACGATGATTTGATCAAACATGTGATGCATGTAACGATTGACCTAAAAGAAAAAATTGTATTTCTCATTGACATCATTAGCAGCTTCTCCGTCCACGGGTTCCCTTTTTCAGGTAAGGAGGATATGTTAGAAAAGTTATTCATCTCACGGGTTTTAAAATTGCTTGTGAATATGGATAACAAAAAAGCTGTTTTGGCGTTAAGGGCTCGAGACCTGATTGAAATTTATACAGAATTGTTTCAAGAAGGTGGAGATTTTGACGAAAATCATGCAGTAATTGGGAGCCGTAATGCGACTTTTCAACAGAAATGTGTAAGATCCATTGATGAAAAGCTATGCGATTTGTTTTCTGTCAGACGGTTGCAATAAACTCCCACCTAAGATCGTGGCATATCTTTTTCCATATGACGTCTTGTTGGTATAATTTTTCTTTCGACTTGAGGAGTGGGAAGTATTGGAGGTAATCATCTTCTCCTAAAAGTTCGCAGAATTTGTAGAGGACGTAGGAGTAACTGAGGAAGTTTTTCCTCTCTGTGGGGCAGTTATCATCAAAGGGTTTTTGGATGTCCTTGAACATAAGTCGTAGATACTCTTCTAATTCTGGTGGCATATTTGGAGGTTTAATACCATTAAGAATATTGGTGATGTAGGGAACGTGTTCATAGTATTTATTAAGTCTTAGTTTTTTTAATAAACCCCTAATTTTTGCATGTGTAATTTCCTCAAGTTTTTTGATTTTCATCTTCTTCAATTCCGATCTTAACTGTTCAATGACCTCATCGGGAATACATGTCATCTCTTGTGCTTGAAATTGTGATAGCCATTCATTAAAGTGATTTTCTCTCTTGTACGAATAATTGATAACTTTTTCGGATGTTTCCTGTTCCTCCCTATATGTAAGTTCTTGATTCACTAAATTCGCTATAACTAAACCACATGCATCGCATACAAGGTCACTAGTATCATACAGAGAAAGTATATTACTATCTGGACATGTTTTACATCTATCTACAACAGTTTTTATGTATGGTCGGTTTATATTCTTTTTTTCTACATCTATCAAATATTCTGTAAAAATGTCTTTTCTTTTGAGACCGACGGTTTCCTTTACATTGAAAACATTATCTGTATGTGTTTCATTTTCACCTTCATCAGTGTGTTGATGCATGTAGGGCATACATTTAATCATATATTCAGACATTTCGCGCTCATACCTGCTTTTATTGGCTGGGTCTGTAGATATGGCCGTCGTCCATTCTTCCAACTTGTTGTTGTATCTACTTAAAAAGTTTCCTTCCATTATATAAAGAAATGTTACTCAAACTTTTAAGCTTTATTTATCACATATTCAGAAAATTAACAACACTTCCAGACAACTATATATTGTCCGAAGAGATTGAATATGCTATAGAGCCTGACATGAAGTATCTGATTGAGGATGATTTCTGGAAACGGGAAAGTAAAGATTGGGATGGCACTTTGGAGGAGTTTTTTGTAAATGCAACACGTCGAAACTTTAGGAACACTACGATTCCACAGAATGTAAAGTATACGATCCTCCGTGTAAAGTATTCATTCAATGGACATACCTACATAGCTATTACGAACGATTTAAACTTTAAACCTGGTGTTGATGAGAATACGGATATGAAATTTAGCATCCCTTTGAATAGTGTCTGGTTGATTGACCAAGATGATAAACCGGTTAGAGACATTACTGAAAAGGTGAAACGCTACAGGGGACCTAGGAATGATTTCCATGGACAGAGGGTTTCCATTTACCATTTTCTGTATTACGATATAGAAACATTGAAGGAGAGATTTCCGAAAATAATGCTGAAAGGTAGTTTGGGTGTGAAAAAGATTGTGTCCACTTTACATGGTTTTACAACTGATCTTCAGATACCTTAGTTGCCAGGTAAAATTTGAGTTCCCCCAAGTTGGCAACATTGTACTTTAAAATTAAAAACCTATTCCCAGTTTCCTGTATAATTTGCACAGACGCACACATACTCGTCGCCTTTGTAAAGATATTCAGGTATCTCAAACTGTAGAGACCCACAATGTCAGGACTTTCATCTTGACAATTAATGGTTGTCTTTTGATTTGCAAAATCACCTTCACATTGAAGTGTAATTTCTTTACCGGAACGTCTGATTTCTATTTCAGAACCGATGTTACCCATATCACGACACAATCTTTGAAAGTCTACAGAGGGGAGGGTGGTCACGGTGGTCATCATAACTTCGGGGACTTCAATTCGACTTTCATTTATGTCCAGTAATTTGAGTTGAAATTTTGTTTGAGTCTTTTTAGTTTCACTGGTAATTTCTATGTCCATGTATTCTTTTGAATTTATTTCAATTTTGAGTACATCATTATTTGTAATTGTTTTGAGAAGTTTAAAAGTGTTTGAAATATTTATTCCTGCAATGATTTCGTCTTGGGTACATTCATACTCTTCGAAATTATCAGCAGCTAGAAACATATCAATGAGAGAAGTTCTCGCTGTATCCAAAGTGATAATATACATCCCTTGTGGTTTAAAGTAAATGTTTACATCGTTCAGTATGTCCTTTAGTACCTCAAAGGTTGACTTAAAAGCTGATGCCTGAATGGTGACAAGTTTCATATCTAATAAATTACATGCGTCACATCTTTAAATCTGTATAAACATCACCTTTTGAAACATCCCTACTGATTTTCTCTTCAAGTTCCTTGGTCATAGCTGGCTGAAGTGATTTTCCATAATCGTCCAACATAAACAAGTCTGACTCAGCTCCCCCATCGATTGAAGACATTGAGCATCCCATACCACCCAGACCACCAGAAGTTACCTCACGTGCAGGTAGAAGTGAATCCAACCAATTTTTTATTTCGTTACCCACGAGGATTTTACCATTTTTCGTGAGCATCGTGGGGACACGGTTTATCTTGGTCTTATAGTTTGGTGGTATACCCTGTGTGTTTATATTATGATAATGTACAAGTTGTTTCAATTGTTGATGTTTGTTAATGTACTCTATTACATCCATTGAATGTTTACACCTCGGACTGTATATCAGCAGAGACATATATTATATAGATTGTATTTTCTAAAAAAATATTAACGCATTATAGTAAAGATGAAATATATTTATATACTTCCACTGGTTGTGTTATTTTTTATCCTGATGTCCAAGCGGGAAATGTTCGGGTTCGCTGGGTACACCAAACCAATTGGAAATATCAAGTTGGATGATCCCAGACCAGACCTTTCCGACTATGATGAATCCGAGGCGAATATTGACAATGATATGATGCAGGAGTTTGTTCTTCGGGCAAATAAAGAGATCTCCAAACGTACAGGGGCGAATACCTATATAATCGAAACCACTGCGATCAAGAAATATGTATACACAGGCGAAGACAGTGATAAGGGTACTATATATGAATGTATGTTCATGGTTGTAAAAAATGGTGGATTCTCATTTGGTTTCTCTACGGTTGCATCCTTCGAGGTGGTTGGCAACAAGCCACCGACACTTCTTTCTCTCCGTTCCCAGCCTATGGGTGTCCAGGTTCCTACAAACGTGGGACCATTTGTAAACGACACAGAGGGTAAGGAATTTATTGAGTATAACCTCGTCAAAGAGAAGGCTGCACCAACCAAGAGTGAGTTGGATTCTGTAAAAAATAAGTTACAGTAATTGTAATGATTAGCATCAACGATGTTGTGAAAATCGATGAAAAGAAAAAGAAAATCAAAAAGGAAATTTATACAAAGATATACGAACAATTTTCAGCTAAAATTAAACAATCTGTTGAACTTGGTCACAAACAACTTTTCATGACTATCCCCCATTTTTTGATTGGGTATCCCGTGTTTGATAGGGCTGCGGCGGCGAAGTACATCGCCAGACAATTTCACTTGGGTGGATTCACGGTTCGTCTGGTGAGTGAATACGACATCTACGTGAGTTGGATAATCACCAAGAAGAAACTAGAGAAGAAAGAAAGTGAGGATGAAGGTGATTTCCCAAATTTAATGAACCTCAAGAAGATGGCGAATCAATACAGGCGGGGAGGTGCGTAGGAAAAAGTGATTTTAAAAACCCCTTTAATCATAAATGGATAATTTGAATGTACTCGTAGAAGCCAAGAAGGAGTACATGGGACAGCTCTGTCTCATTATGTGCCCAGCTATGATTGAAGTTTTCCAGGATATGTACAACGAGGCTGTCACCATGTCCAAGGGGAGGAAGGTTCTCGTGATGTACCAGAAGCTCCTTAAGGAGGTTCCAAACTGGTCCAACGCGATGTCTAAGCAGCATTCTGACAACATCGCGAATCGGTGTGCTTGGTTTAGTGACCTCCTCGCCGCCGTTTTCGTCGCGTGTACTAAAATTCTCTCCGCCGTCCGCCTCAAGTCGGACAACAAGAAGATTGCCCTCAAGCTCCCAACAAATGAGGTGTTCATTCAGACCTGCTACAATAATGTCGCAAAGGACCTCTATAGGGATCCCTACATTTTCCACGATGAACAGAGTGAATATACCCGGGATGAGAAGTTATCTCTCCGATTTTGTGTGTGCATCGAAGCCACGGTGAAGGAATTAATCCCCGTACAACAGATTCTCCAGACCTACATGGGCCAAGATTCCAGAGACATCGATCTGGATGGAGATGTTGAGGACACCCCAGACCCAGAATTCGATGAAGCGGAACCATTCGGGGCGTCTGAACCAGAGGCACCCCCAATGGGCGGCGAGGAGCCCCCAATGGGGGGTGAGGAGCCCCCAATGGGCGACGAGGAGCCCCCGATGGGTGACTTTACCGCACAGGAGACGGGTGCGGAGCTCCCCCCCACAGGACTCGAAAATGAGTTCAAGACTATTACGAATGTTTCGGTTCCAGAACCAGAGCAGGAACCCCAGGGTGAAGATGAAGGTGTCCTATTTGGTGATGCACCCGAGAGGCGTACAAAAAATCCCAGGTATAATTAAATGGAACTCTCCGACTATTTACGTGACCCGATGACTGCTGGTCTCATAGCTGGTGGTATCACCGCTGCTTACATTCACCTCAAGGCAACTCTCAATAATGAAGGTAAGTTGGAACTTAACAAGTACACGAAGCCCGCTGTCCTCAATGCGATTCTCGTGTTCTTTATTGTTTCACAGGGACTTGGTAAGAAGGAAGCTATTTCCAGTGACCCTTTCTAAACTTAAAGATTACACCCCCAAAATAAGAAATGGCGTCCGTTACTGCGTTTAACGATATGATGAGTCAATTTCTTGTGGAATTGCACAAGACTTTTCCAGATGAAAAGGGCGTCAAGAAGATGTTAACTTCTTTTGATTTACTCAAGAGCACCAACCCGCGCCTCGTCGTGGATGCTTTTATGAAGGGGGTATCTCCCTATGCGGATAAGATTTCCACAAAGGATGAGACCTTCCTACTTACGGAGATTGAGACTATCGATTTCCTAAAGGATCTGAACATTAAGGGATACTGGGAACGCATGACTACAAACACACGTGACGTGACATGGCAGTATCTACAGACATTGTACATGCTTGGTACCACGATTACTTCTATTCCAGAAGACACACTTTCTATGATTGAGGGTATCGCCAAGGAATGTGCCGACAAGATGCAGGATGGAGATGGTGGTATTGACCAGGATGCGCTGATGAAGATGATGGGTGGAATGCTTGGTGGTCTCCCAAAAAAATAAACCTTCGCCTATACTAAATGAAGGCTTGGTTTGACGAACCCCAAGAACTTTTGAATGTCGATAAGGTTTCTGAATTTTGGCCAACAGGTGAACAAACCCCAGAAGATAGAGTAAACGCAACCTCTCGTTTTGTGATTTATACAACCTGTATTCTCTACCTCACCCGTCGTGACCCAAGGGTATTTGTCCTAGGGGCGACGGTATTATCGGTAGTGTACGTTCTTTACAAGTCGAAGATGGTCAAGGAGGGGTACGGTATGAAGACTGTGTGTGGTCAAAAGTGTCAAAGGCCCACCCAAGATAACCCAATGGGTAACGTTCTCATGTCGGACTACGTGGACGCACCCAACCGATTAGAGGCATGCTACTACGCTACCGTGAAACCTAATGCGGGTGCGACGGTTTCCTACGATTCTGGGCGTTCTAGGTCTCCTTTACCCAAATATCAGCGTAACGGTCTCGCTCGTCAGTTTATTTCGAATCCAGTGACTAAGATACCCGGAGACCAGACTGCGTTTGCAGAGTGGCTATATGGTCCAAAAAATGGACCCATGTGTAAGAGTAATACCCGTTTCTGTGATCCCAATGCGAGGGGGGTCCAGTTGGAGGCGTTTGCGGGAATTGGTCCTGATGGGGACATCAGGGGTCCCAGGGGTGGAACCTACTAGTTAGAT